GAGGAATGAGTGCGATAATAGTTAACTATCTTTCGTAATCTCGCATCATTAAATTTAGTCTTTAAATTATACGTTCTATTCACTCCTTCTACAATTTCCTTAGCTATAACTGGGTTAACCTTAGAACGTGCTTTAAAACTCTTAATTAATAGCTCTGCGAGGTGCAGTTCTTCCGTATTAAGTTCGTGCGTTATTTCTTCAAAGTTTGTAATCATTAGAATAAATTTTGGTTTCTAACTTGTATTAAATGTTGGTTAATGCTTTTTAACCATTGTATAAATTTCTTCATAAACTATTGTATATTTCTTTTTCTAAATTACTTAAATCATTATAGCTACATTTAAAACCTTGTATCATTTCTTCCTCTGTTGCGTAAGCTTCGTTTTTATAACCCATTGTTACAACCTTGTAGGTGTATTTCATCTTATAGTAGCTGTGGAGAGTTTTTTTACACATTCCTAAATGATCCGCAATTTCTTCAAGCTTCCATCCTGCTACTAAAAAAGTATTAACTTTTCGCTTTATATCTCTAATACTTCTTTCCATTAATCTTGGAATGACATTATTTTTAAAAATCCTAACACTAAAACTAAAACTATTATTAATCCTAAATTGCTCATATCATTGTTATTGATGAAATTATACCTCCCTTTTTTAACTCTATCATCAGCCTTTTTTCAGCATATTTTTCATATGTCTCAAGCTGTTTAACGTCTTCTTTCAATTCCTCTAATCTTTTAATTACAGAATCTATTTGAGTAATGCTGAATTTTACTGTCTCGCTTTTCATGTTTTTGTGTTTTAATCAATTAATACTGCTTTGTAATGTTTAAAAGGGTTTTTATACCATATTATCTAATTACTGAATATTCATCAGTTTTTAGATATTGTTTCCAATCATTTTCTGTCCAATAATATGCACTATCAAACTCTTGTCTTGACATTCTATACGTTCTATATTTTATGAACGTTTTCCCATTACTATCACACTCTCTAATAGTGTAAGTTTTTGCTGATTTGTTTGCTGTTGTTTTGATCGTTGCTTTCATGATTTCTAATTTTTAATTGGTTATCTATAGAACAAATATATAAATAGTTTTTGAATAAATAATAAAAAAATAATAAAAAAATAATTAAATATTTTAAGACACAAAAAAAGAGGCTATTAACCTCTTGATATTGTATTGTTTATGCAAATTAGAACTCGTTGATTAAACAGTAAGAAATTCTCATTTCGTTTTTAATCATATTAATAATCATCTTGTATTGTTCTATGTTATTACATACTGCACAACCTGCTGACCAAGTCCCTATATTTTGTGTGACTGCGTGGCTTGTTAGGTCGTAACTTGTAGAATGGAAGTTAATACCATACAACCCTTTGATAGGTTTACCGATTTCCTCGCTTTTAGCGTCTTTATCTCCATCTCGGTATACAAGACATTCACCAACCTGTACAAGTGCTGGCATTTTTCCCCTATGAAGCCCATATTTCCACATTCCGTAATACCATTCCTCAGACTTAACAACTGCTGCACCTACTTTGTTATATTCAAGAAAACCACCTTTTAATATTGGTGTTCCAGGGTTTGTAGTTCCTGATGTTACCTTGATGAATTCCTCGCCTCTGAAAATGTAAAATTTATCGTCAAATTTGTTAGGTTCATCTTCGTTACTTCTAACGCCTAAAATCCAATATCCTTGTGGAAAAGCTTTAAACGATGGTAAAGATTTGACTTTGTTTAATAGTTGGTCTGTTGTATAGTTTCTAACATTACTCATACTTTATATTTTTAAATTTTCCATTTAATGCCTCAAATGTAGTTAACATATCTTTTGGAAGCAAATCGATCCCCATTGAAAACATCTCATATACTGCTAAAATCTTATCAAACGTTGTCTTATGGTGAGTACTTGCGAAAATAGCTTCTATTCTGTGCTGAAAGCTTACTACAACATCGTAGCGGAACTTTTCAAACAATTCTATAATGTAGTCTACATCTTCTAACTTAATACCTTTAGAAAGCCAAAATGCACGTGTTTGTTTAACATACTCCGCGTGCATCGCCCACATCTCTTTAAGGACCATTTGTTTTAATTGGTCGAAGTCTACACCTGTGAAATCTTTTAAAATGAACTCGTAAAAATAATCACTACAAACATTGCATTTAAATTTTGCAAAGTCATTACACATACGAGATTTAGTAGCGTCATATTCACCATTTGTGTAAAACTTCATAAATGATACTTCTTGCTTTACTCTTTGTAAAGTGTTAAAAATATCATGCGATTTTAGATCGCTAATTTTACCCTCTTTTTCTTTCTTTACTAAAGAAGTTAACCACGATACAATTGGCTTTTGAAAGTAATATAATATTAACCCTAACAATATTAAAACAAATATCATTAAAGGCGACAACTTAGAGTTGATTATATTACTTATCCATTCCATTTAATCTTCTATTGTTAATTGAGCTAATGCACTAATTGTTGAACCTACACTTATAATTATTCCACCTATTAAAGGTTGAAACTTCACTATCACACCTCCTAAAATTGATAGTGCTAAACCATTTTTTTGAACTTTTTTCCAAAATTTCGGAGTTGGACTATTCCATCGTCTAATTAATTGTTTCATATTTGTTTTTTTTATCATATAATTACTTGAGTCGCTCCATATCGTTTGAACGACTTTATTGTTGATTATTTGCCCCTCGTAGAACTTACGCTTCATATTGGGATTTCTAAAACAACAGGACTGTAATCTATCTCGGGTAAATTCCAACCGAATAGTATATCCGTTGTGCAGTTGAAATATTCCTCATTTGAAATAAACCATACTCCGTTAGCATCCAATGTAGGATTAAAGAATTGAACACCGTCATAACTTTGACCTAATAACGTGTTTTTTTGTTCTGTTGTTAACTGTCTTACTTTCATTATACGTTACGAGATAAAGTTGTTTGATATGCTTGAACTGCCGTGTAGAAGTTAGCTGCTTCAGTGTCACTCATAGCATTACCAATACTCGCAAAAGCTAAATTTCTATTTGAGTAATACCCTCCTGTGCGCACTCGGCTTAGTTCAATTGTAGTACTTGCTAATGCCCCATTATACGCCCCTAAATTTACAGTACTAATTTTGGAGTTATTTTTAAAAGCACTATTAATGTAATTTAACCTTTGAGCCATTATAAAACCAATTGAATTACTAATTGAGGCTGTTTTATACCCACCTGATGAAACATCATAATACAATGTACTGCCAAATATTTGAATAGTTGTAGCACTATCTCCAGCCGCAATATCAACACCACTAGAACTATTAGTTCTTGAATAAAAAGATATATGTTGATTTAAAAGACTCATTGAAGTGCTTGGTATTAAATAAGTGTCAGCATAAGAATTTAACCCGTTTGGCAAAGCCCCTGTACTTGAATGCGTCCATCCACCAAAGAATTCCAAGTAAAATGCAGCATTTATTGTTCTTGGGTCTTTAAGGTTGAATCTATGTTGAGCAGCTGTACCACCTACAAATGGGTAAAGCGCCGTCATTTTAGACCAAATGTTGTAGGTTTTCAAATCAGTTACAAGCGTGTTAATCGCTGTTTGTTGCGTTGAGTTTGTAATTGCAGCGGCAGTGATGAATGCTTGAGCATCCGCATCTATTGCAGCAGCACCACTACCCATGCTATTAATTAAACTATAATAATTTCTCATTACGCTTCTGTATTTACTCCTAATACATCAAATTTATCATCCGTTGCGTTGTAGATTACGCCTAAATAAGTTGTTTTACTTATTGTTGTTGTAGTAGGTAAAGTCACGCCTAACGCTCTAAATTTAGCTCCGTAGGTAATAGCTCTCGCAGTTCCATTGTCTTTAATTCTAAACAACAAAGCTTGCCCCTCGGTAAATGTTCCTGTTGGGTTAGCTAACGTTAAAGCCTCCGCCTGTGCTGTTATTTTCACTAAATCATTTGTAGATGTAGCTGTAACAGTCGCAGCACTTGTAACGCTCTGAACTCTTGGATTAAGTATATTAGCTCCTGTAATAGATTTAGAGGTATATACACCTCCTCCTTGGTCTTCTGCAATTGCTAATATATCCGTAGCTACTATTGAACTACCTTTTGCTGTTAATTCTGTAAATTTCATATTTATCTCGATAATTTTGTTTGACCTGACCAACTAACCGCATAAACAGAACCCCATCCGTTTAGTTCATAAGTTGGTGATTGCGTTATTATAGATTCTTCATTTTCATAGAAATAGAATTGTCCATCTTCTGTGATGAGGTTGTCTCCTTCAGAATTACTTAAACCCCATCCTATTAAATTAAATACTCCGTTACCCCATTCCATAATCTAATAACTAATTAAGTGTGTATTGTTGTCTAATTTCTAAAGGCACATTTTCCATGTTTTGAAATTTATTAAATAACAATGGAGTTTGTTCACTTATAAAATCATCTATAATAGTCTGAGTTAATTCACTTGTTAAAACTATTTTATGAGAATCAACAAAGTGACAAATTTCCATTGGGATAGGTTTTACCCATAATTGCGTTTGTTCTGCATTTAAAACATCTGTAATGCATTCTAAAGTGTAAATCATAAACTATATACTCCTAATAAAGTTAAATCAAATTGTCCTGTATTTGTTATTCCTGTACCCATACATCTACTTGCAGTGAAATTTAAACCTTGAGTGTTTGCAGGTAAATCTGTGCTAATTGTACCCTCTGCAATACTTCCTGTTTCGTTATTAGTAACTTTATAAATAACAGTACTTCCTGCATTTGCGTTAAATAATTCAATTGAATAGGTAGTAGTTAATGCAGCTCCTGAAGTTCTATTTGCTGGAAAATTAGAGCCTAAATCAATCTTTGTACACGTTCCTGTACCATCATTGTGAAAAACTTGTAAATTAGTATCTGCCGCATCACTACCCACGCCTATAACGTTAATCATACTTGCAACAGTTACAGAATCTGTATAGGTTAAGTCAGTTGTTTGCCCTATCATTCCATAAAATTGACGACAACCTGATCCGTATGCAGTATCAGAAATATAAACCTCACAAACATATCTAAAACCTCCACCAATATACCATAATAACGCACTTCCACGTGTTCCTGTATATCTACCTGTTGAAACTACTGAAGCATAAAAACCTTTTCTAATTTGTTTAGTTGCGTATGAAGTAGAAGCCACTGAACGTGCAATAGTTGATCCTGTTGTAGCTATTGTTACACCTCCGCTTGTTGTTTCAGTAGTTGAGTTATTTGCATAGTTAACACCTCTAAATACTTCGTGAGCTGTAACCATTGGCATTAAAGGAATGTCTAATTTACCATTTAAAGCTGTTTGTGTTGCTGTTGAAATTGGCTTGTTAGCATCGCTTGTATTGTCAACATTTGAAAGACCAACTAAACTTTTTGTTAAAGCTTTATTTTTCCATAATCCTGAACTTGTTTCATAAAGCAAAGCATCGTTATCTGTTTCGCTTGATACACTTACACCGTGTAACTCATTTAATTCGTATCCGTTTTGAATAGCTACAACAATTTTTCCGTTTACTCCATGACTATAAGCAACACGACCAATGTAAACAGAATGAGCAGGCTCCGCAGGTGGTGTATTTGCAACCATTTGACCAGCAGTTGACGAAAGCCACAAGCTATCTCCATCAGCATAAGCAGAAGTGTCTAACGTATGAAATAATCCGCTTGTAATAATATATCCGTTTGTATTATTAGATAACGCTGTTAACGTTAATCCTATCGTTTTACTTGATGTCGCTTCACTATCGGCATCTGCAAGCGTTACAGTTGGCATTTGTCCCGTAGCACCATTAATATAAACTACTGATCCTTTAGGAATAGTTGACCCAGTACTATTTCTAACTAATAATACTTCTTTTTCAGTTGAATCAACTACACCATCTTCATCAGTATCATACACCGCCTTTGTCATGTCTCCTGAACCAGCTGCAACTATTTCAGCTTCAAAATAGTCGAGCATTTGTTGACCTGTAACGTGTTTAGTTACATAACCGCCAACACCATCAGGTTCTGCAAGTGGTAACCTATCGTTTGCTGTTAGGTTGGTTGTCTTTGCTGTTAGATTCTCTATTTTTATCGTTGCCATAAATCTTTTTTAGATATATTTCTAATTTTTTAATATTTTCTTTTTTCGGAGCGTATTTTTTCATATGTGCCAATTTGTATAATAATTCTCTCTGATCGGGTGAATGTCATCGTTTGTATTACTTGTATATTCGGGGAATAAATTTGATGAAAAACACATATAATCAACAAACCTTTGCGAATAGTTTTCTGCTATCTTTTTATACTTCTCTGCAATTAGCTGTATATTCTCATAGCTTACCGCTGTTGAACTTTCAACCTCTTTTTGATATACCCCATTGTTAGAAATCTGAAAGCTTGAGAAAGGCAAATATTCAACCATTGAATAGAAAATTAACATAGGTTTTAAAAATGTTGTAGTAATAGTCAAATAATTCCCTGCTAAAGTATTCGCTAAAATATCCGCTTTAATCTTGTTCAATAAATCTGTTCCAGTATATTGTTGTATCCAAATGTCTTGAGCAATCTTCACGAATGGTAATAATTTATCGTAATCAATATTACCATCCAAAGACGTGTATTTAGCGATGTCTGTTTTGTTAATTAGTAGTGCTTCTGCCATATCTTAAAATTATTTTCTATAAGCGCCTTGGTTAGGCATATCAATAGGTCTTGTATATACCAATTTATTATTTGTTGGTGGTATTTCACCTTTTTTTCGAGTTTGTGATGGAGTGAAAGTTTTTGCAAGTGGTGAATTTACATCAGATTTTCTAAGGTAAATTTCTCTTTGCCATCTATGGTGGCATGACTTTCCGCCCTTATATAACCAAATTGAATAGTTATCAGCACCTTCTGGACCAAAACCAGTGTTTACAGATTGACTTTCCATAGCTATAATATCTTCTTTACGATATAATTTATTTGCATTAGTCATTTTTACGCAAAATTCTCTACTTTTTTCCGATGTATCTCCTACATATCTGTAACGAGATTTAAATATTTCACCATCTTGTTCGCTTTTTGTGTTAGGTCTTGCTGTACCTGTTTTTACAAAATGCAATACAGAACTTAAAAACCCCTCTTTTCTATTGTTTAAATCATGTATTTGTTCGTCTAAATACTTTTCAGTATCATAATCTACATCCTCACAATAAATCATTTCATAGTCGCTTAAATCTTCATCTACTGCATAATTTGTAACGTCTAAATCATCAATAGTTTTATGAGATGACAATGTTTGTAATTCTGAAGAACTCGATTTAAATGGATTCAATGACTTGAAAGCTAAATCTAAATTGATGTCATTAACTCTAAATATTTTCTTTAAAGAATCGATAATTAGCTGTTGTTTTGGTTTGATAACCATGTTTTCGTACAATGTAAACGAATTTTGTAACTCATCAGCATTTGCACTAAATCCAGTAGTCGTAGCAATACCAAATATTAAAGGACTAACAACGTTATGACCTACCATTATTTTAGTTCTACATTCTTCACTTAGATATGCATAATGTTCAGGTGCATCGTTTAAAGGTACACTATCAATTGTTGTTTTTGTAGCTTCGTTATCGTTAAAAGATACTACTAACTTCTTTCCTGTTGAACCTGTCAATTGGTTCATTATTCTATTAGTGATGTCGTCTTTTTCTTGATCCGCAGGTTGCCCATTGTTGAAATTTAGTACAGTCGTTGGCGAAAATCCGTTAGTTACCTCATTTATAAGGTATTCTGCTATTTTTTCTTCCAATACAGCATAATCCAATGCACCTT